AGGTTTAAAGGAAGGTAACTTCCAAATCTACTTTAGTGGGACAGGTTACCACGTTGATATAAGTGCAGAATGTTTTGGGTTTCAGCCCAGTCCAGACCTGCCTTTTATCGTTAAGGCGACTATGCTTAATCTATTAGAAGAGTTTAAGCCAGACCCCGCAGTCTACACGAGGACAGCTATCATAAGGTTAGCCCATACCTTAAACATAAAATCAGAACTATTTAAAGTTCCATTAACATATGCAGAACTTCATACTGACTATACGAACATCATCAGTATTGCTCAAGACAGGAGATTAGACTACGGAGTATCAGACCTCTGGGGAGATTTATCTCTTGAAAAGCATATTGTAAGAGAAGTACCAAAAGTCAGGTCAATGCAGAAAGTTAATGAACCGAGTAATGTAGTTCCTTGTATACAAAAACTATACAATGATGGACCTAACCAAGGTTCTAGGAATCACACGTTACTTAGAATAGCTTCTCATTTTAGACGTAATGGAATACCAAGCGATGCTACTAAGGCATCCTTGTTACATTGGAACGATAATCAATTAAACCCGCAAATAGTTATAGACAAGGTCGAAAGTACATATAACTATGGGTATAAGTATGGTTGCAATGACGAATTGCTAGTAAAAGTATGCTCACCAAAGTGCGTATACTACAAAAACAAAGACTATCTTATTGATATTAAAACATCAGGAGATTTACAGTCAGAGCTAGAGGAAAGATTGGAATCAGACTTTACTGGAAAAATGATACCTTTAGCAAAGATGTTTGGTATTAACAATAGGGATTGTAATATTTATCCGGGGGAACTCGTTACGATATTCGGTCCTACTGGTGCTAATAAGACAGCTTTAGCCCAGAATATTGCATTAGGTTACGATTTCGGAAATGACGAAATCAAACAGGAGTGGCAGATACCTACTTTGTTCTTATCTTTAGAATTAAGTGGTTGGTATATGCACAGACGTAACCAACAGATAGTTTCTGGAATGAGTAAAGATGATGTTACAGCTAACTATAAGTATGTAGGAGATAACTATAATCAGTATTTAGAACATCTAAACATACAGACAGTAGCACCTACCCCAGATATGATTCAAAAGACTATAAGAGACCTACAACCAAACTTGGTTATAGTGGATTATATAGACCTTATTGAACCACCAAGGGGTATCAGAGGAGAATATGAACAAGTTAGATATGTATCACATTTCTTATCAAACCTTGCAGTAAACCTAGATATAATCATTATACAGATTAGTCAGGTCGCCAGAGAATATAGCAGGAATCAGATTCTTGATATATATGCTGGTAAAGGAAGTGGTGCGATAGAAAACGCATCTAGAAAAGTGATAGGTATCAATGGTAAGCAAGACTCTACTGAAAAGACAGTATCATTATTCAAAAACAGCGATGGAGATTTATTCGATGTTGAACTTGAATGGACTCCATCATTCAGACTGAAAAGGAGGGTATAATGCCTATACCATTCGGAGAAAGAGCTGTTGTAAAGACTGAAGTAACTCAAGAAACAAAACTAAAGTTACAGAAGTTAGCACAACGGAATAAACGTAGTATGCGTAAGCAATTAGAACACATAATCGAACAAGCTCTGGAGAAAGAATATGGAAAAGAAAACGACTAGAGAACTAGTAGGAGATTTCATAGACTTAGAGTGTCAATTAGAATATGCTGATAATCAAGACGAAGTTAGTGTCATTGAAAGTGCCTTAACTGTGACTAAGCAGGACATCGGACGTAAAGTCGATGGAATAGACCACTTTATGATAAACATTGATAGAAAGATTCACCTAGTAGACGCAGAAGTTGAGGCGTTAACCAAGGAGATTCAGCGATTAAAAGTACGAAGAAGAGCAACAGAAAGCTTAAAGAAGTACTTTAATGAAACTCTAATACCTATGGTAGTAGAGGAAGTTGGCACAGATGGTGTTTATGAAACAGACACCGCTAGATACAAACTATACGAAACCTACGGACCTGTAGCAGTTTCCCGTGAAGATGATGTCCCTGATGATTATAAGGTGGTAAAGATGACAACACACATTGATAAGAAAAAAGCTCGTAAAGAGTTAACTCAAGGTGTAGACATTCCCGGGTTCTTTATACAAAAAGTTAAAAGAGTAAGACGTTCGTGACGCCGATAATAGACATATTTATACCAAAGAATGGTATAATCATTATTTTATTCCAGCATTTTAGATTTGGGGTAAGCATACATAATGATAGTATACGATTCGAGTTATGTATATGGAAATACGGTATAACAACAAGTTTCATAACATCGGAGGAAAACCTATGCCAAGAAACGCAAGAAGTCAAAAGACTATAATACTGGAGCTCTTAGAACAAGGAGTAAAGGTAACGCCTATGTTAGCCTTGAATAGATGTGGTTGCTTTAGATTAGCCGCTATCATAAATTCATTGCGAACTGATGGACATAACATTGCTACAAGTCGTGTTAAGTCTCACACAGGCAACAAATATGCTGAATATCAGTTGATATCAGCGTAAATTAATAACCGGGGAGTAAGAGGCAATTAAGCCAGTTACACGTTCTTGCTCCCCATTAATTTCTATAGGGGTAGAAATGGTAAAAAAGAATAACCCAGACAGTACAATAAGCCTTACAGGTACAATAGATTTGTACAAAAGGTTAATAGAAGAGGGTCGCATTAAGAAAAATGGTGCTGGAGCCCGGAGATTAGAAAAACTACAACGCAGATTATTTGCGTATAGAAAATGGATTAAGTTACCTCATGCTAAGAGACGCCACATTACCTCCCCCATCTAAGAAGGAGTTTGAAAAGGTCCTTGAACCGATACATAAAACGTATTGGCAAAAGGCATACAAGAAACTAGCCTCAAAAATGAGTTCTCTTAAGAGTTCTCTCAAGCGGCGTAGTGAACAATACGGAGTCAAATTCGACATAACTTCTGGGGAGATAAGAACATTGTTCTATGTCACCTATGGAAAGGGGTGTATATATTGTAATAAGCAGTTGACATTTAGAACTATTGCTTGTGACCATATTATACCACTTTCCAAGGGTGGACCATCTACCACTAAAAACCTGCAACTCATCTGCAAGACCTGCAATACCCGTAAAGGTCCATTGAATGAGGAAGATTTTCAATTATTAATACAACTTGTAGGAGACTTACCTGAAGAGTTAAGTGCCTATGTAATGAAGAAACTAGCAAAAGGAGGACGCTATTGATGGACGGCGTAAATAAGAAAATAATAACTCTTATTAAAGAGCGACTAGATAAAGGACAGGAAGAATATAAACGTGAAGTACCTATACAGCGTGAAAGAGGCTTAACAAACCTTGAAGAAGCGATAGACGAGGTACTAGACCTCACAGTATATTTAACTGCTTATTTATTAGAGCTGGAACAAGATAAGCAAAATAAACCCTTTAAGGTAGAAGTACAGGAAATGGAGTACATAATACAAGGGTTACACAATCTCCACACTAATGCGTATGAAGAAAACTCACTAGTAACAGCTAATGAGATACATTCTTTAATATCAGCATTAAAAGAAGGGAGTAAATGGGGACACGAAGAGGATAAAAGAATAGGTCAAACAGATAATCCTATTAATAAAATCCACAACATAGGTCCACACGACCCCGGAGATGAAAACGACAGCCCATTGGTACCACCTACAAAGTGTATACCGGGGAGTAACTGCGATTAGAATTGTGGTCTCACATTAACTCTCGTAGTTTCGAGTGAGTGATTAGAGGACAAAGATGGACTTAGGTCTTGAGAAATCTATGAACAAAAGAAATTAGGATGGCAAATGAATGGTTGGCTAACTATGAGACCACAAAGAATTAGACCTTAGTGAATGCAAAGATGTGCATAAAACCGGCACAGACCTGTTGCAAAGGGCTTCGCCCAAGGGACAGTGAACGCAAGATGTTAGGACGTTGAAATTGATTACGGCTAATATCGTAACGATGAGAAACAGACCGTGTTAGCTCAAGTTTGCGGGGGACACCGGGTCATTCACTATTTTTCGATTAATGACTGTGTAGGTCATACGGCAGGGGGTAATATCCTCCCAAACCTTTCCCCCCTGCCACAAATTTAAATCTGATGGGAGCAGTCTTTGATGTAGAAGGGTCCTTTCCTTACCTACTAGGTTTGACTGCTCCTGTCTTTAATAACAACAAGGAGGACTTATGACGAAATCACAAATAAAGGAGTTGTTTAAAGAGCAAGGAGTTCAACTAGGTGCTGGTACAATGGACCAGATACAATATGAACTCGCTCAATATGTCGGGAGAATGGCTACAAGGAGTAGAGAAAGCAATTTAAAGCGTCTTACTCCAGAGTTATTCTGGATAGCAATGGGAAGACTAAACAACTAATAAAGTAAAAGGGGAGCAATCAAGCTCCCCAATTACTGTCCAAGGTAACAAATTAAAATACGAGTAACGACAGGAAGCGACTAATCGTCAGTTGCCAAAGCGTAGGCTCCTGCCACAGTGCCGCCACTAGCACCTATAGCTCCAAGTCTAGTAGCAGTAAATTCAATCTTATCCTCAAGTGGGATTTTATCTCCATAAGCTTTAACGTGTTTATCTTTTATGGCTAATAAATTATTATAATCTCCTTTAGTCATAAAAGTAACATCAAAGGTTGAAGCTTTCTTACTTTCTTTAAGAGCACCTACAAGCTCATCCATTTCTTTTTTATTTCCAGATGCAACACCCTTACCAGTCTTCAATACTCTATCTTTAACAGATTCAAGTATCTCTGGTATCTTAATCACCTTAGATTGAGAAGTGTTTAATACATTAGCACCTAATTTAACTCCAAACAAATCTCTTAAGTCATCTGCCATAAAAGCCACTTTACCGGGCTTTGTTTTATCCCATACTATAGTTCCCGCATAACCACCCCAGTCTATATTGGGTTTTCTTGCAGGGGATAATAGTATTTGCACTTTATTATTAGTAAGGGGAATCACAGCATTATCACCAAAGGCTTCTTTTGCACCTTTAATAAATTCAGCCCTACTCATACCAGCATTTTGAGCTCTTTTAAAAAGGTTATAAGCTCTAGCGTCAAATTGTATACCTCTTAATACATCTCCACCCATACGCATACCAGCACCAGTTAATTCAAAGTACTTGTTACCCGCTCCGGGTTTCAAACCTTGTGCTTTAATTAAATTATCTAATGCTTTAGGACCTATAGTAGCTCTGTGTGTTTTCTGTAAATCTCTATAATTAACCTCTTTTACGAACCTTTCTGCATATTTACTTAGGGCTTGCCTAGGCTTTTCTCTAAAAATAGCGGGGTTTATGTAATCATTAATCATTTTAGCGTGTAAAGGTTTCTCTGCTTGAGTAACTGGTCTAGTAATATTTTTTATTGCTTTATAATATTCTGCTTCTTTAGCCGCACCCTTTCCCATATAAAGATTGGGGTCTATATCAGCAATCTTTTGTTGAGCTGATTTAACAGCTTTCTCATATGTAGTAATATCATTTGCCATATGCTGTGGTAATCCAGATATTTTACTAGCATAACTTTCTTTAGGATTAAAGAATCTCCTACCAGCACGTCCAGACGCCATAGCCATTTCTGTTACTACAGACATAAGTTGTGTAGCGGGACCTCCACCATAAAAAGGTATGGCAACATCGTGATAAGCATCAGGTTGTAAGTTATTCCTCCACAAACCAACCCCTGCTCCTCTAAGGTCTCCCTTAGAGGCTTTACCTCTACTAATCTTTTGTACTACAGTCTTCATACCTCTAGCACCTAAGCCTGCGGCAAGAAGAGCTCCACTTATAGTACCTATAATAGCGGCACCTGTTTTAACGCCGTCAGAGTCAAGGTCTATTAATTCTTTTTTATCAGCTACTAATAGTCCAGTACTACCTACTAAACCAGTAGTTGCTAAACCGTTTTTAGATAATAAGGAGTCACTGACATCCTGCATAGTAGCCTTGCTCTTAGCATAAACATCCCGCCTAACATCATTAGCTACAGTCTTAATGTGTTTATTATAGCCCTTCTTTACATCAGGGAGAAAGGACTTAGAGTTATTTGAAAGCTTTCTAGCGGCGGTGATTAACGTCTTCGGGTTTACCATCTTTTTCTCCTATGCTATTTGAAGAGACCATATTCTTCTCTCTCTTCTTACGTTCTTCTTCATCTGCTCTACAATCATCACAAATAGCACTTAAAGCTTGTTGTACAGGTTTGTCACATAACTGACAATGAAAAGGCATTGGCATTATTTATCCTCCAAATGTATTAAAATTCGCACATTATCCATATATAAACTTACCTCGAGTTCTTCCTTTTTTCTCACTAGTTATTGCTGAAGCCATTTGCATTACTGGTAATCCAGTAAATTTTGTAATAGCATAATAAGGATTTTCTATGGCTCCACCGGGACCTACTATATCCCGTGCTAATCTACCGAACGGAGGGATTGTCCAAAGGTAGTAATCAGCGAGCTGTTCTCCGTCTCCACTGACCATCCACTTAAACATAGGTGGTAATAGCCTTAGTGCCGGTGGTGTAACAGCTTGAAGTGGTCCAATAGCAGAACCATAGAAAGCTCTTTCTTTTGCTTTTTCGTCTCCAAACATCCAATCTGCTGTATCTTGGAACCAATTCCAAGGAGCTGGAAGTGCGTTTTCAAATAAACTGTAAGCAAATACATTAGATAAACCTAACATAAACAAATCAGCCATTGCTAGACGTTTAAAGGTTTCAAATTCAGGAGTACCCTGACGATAACCTGCAATTTCTGCTCGCCTTATTACGTCATTTCTAAAGCGAACACTATTCCAACTCCATAATTGGAAACGAGACATAACCCTACCCAGAGTGCTGTTGGTCCATAAAGGACGAAAAGGTGCACTATATAAGAACTGAGTTCCTTTTACACCCTTTTTAGCATAATTTATTAAGAATGGACTATTATAATCTTTAATAGCTCCACCAAATTGTTGTTTTGCCTGTATATAATGAGCCATAAACGAATCTCTACGAAGAATACGCTCAGGTATACGCATAAAAGATGCCGCCGCTTGGAAAGCTCTTTCAGTTAGACCGTGTTTTTTACTTAAGGCAAGTAAGCCTTCATCAGGCATATTAGGGTCTCTTCTTATGCGTTGCGAAGCCTCTTTAATAAAGGCTTGAGTCTTTTTACCTTTAAGTTTAGGATTAAGACCAGCCTCATAAACTAAAAATTCTTCAATGATACCAAGTTCTTGCATCCATTTCTCAACATCCTTCATACTATTCCACTTAGGATTAATATTAGTCTTCAGAAATTCAAAGTTTCTAGCCTTCTTAATGTTATCATAGCCTGCACTTATCCAAGTATGTACAGTACCACCATAAAGGTTTGCAATAGAACTCTTAGGGTGAGCCAATAAGGATGCTAACTGCCATTTTGCTTCTCTCGCTCCCCATCGTTCAAGGGTTTTATACTCTACTCCACTTAATTCATCAATCGTTTCCTCATCTAACTTCATCCGTTCAAGCTCTTTACGACCCACCCCAAGTTTTTTACCTATAAAATCAATTCTTTTCTTTGCAGTAGAATCAGCAAGCCACTTATAAGCAGTACCTTTTATCTTCATAGCGGGGTCTTCCGCTATTCTTTCGGGTATATGAGTAGGATAACCCATAGCACTTTGAGTATACAACCTAAAGAAATCCATCCAGTTATTAGTTAGTTTTCCATCACCAGTCTGTTTAAAGAAAGTATTATTAAAGTTAAACATAGCAGTTCTTGCAGATAATTGCATTGCTTGTTTATAGAAAGTGCTAATTGCATTTTTCATATAAGCTTCATATGCTTCAGGAGTCATCTCCCATCCACCTATATGTGCGTCTCTACTAAATTGATTACCAACTCTTTTTAAATCATTAGTTAAAATATTATGAGCTTTCTGTTTCTTACCTAAAGCCATCTCTCGCATCACATCCTGCATAAGGTTAAAATTCTCACCCATATCATCTTTAGCCATAAAGTCACCAGTAAGTTGTTTAAACTGATGATTAACCTTACGAATATCTTTTTCTTTTTGCTCAGGAGTCATATTAGGGTTTTCCATTATATGTTTAACGGCACCCTTTAATTTATTTTTTGCTTTCTTTCTATTAAAAGACATATGAGGGAAGTAGTATTCAGCACCAAGGTCTCCTGTCTCATCAAACTTATCAATCCTTAATCTTTTACGAGATTCATTTAAAGTCCTATTACTTCTAAGTGCATACGGGGTTTGACTTAGAGCAACTCTTTTAACAATCTGCCTTAAGCCGTCTATCCCTAAATCTTCAATAGGAATACTCTTATTTTCTTTTATAGTAGCTTTAATGTATTCGTGAAATTTCCTTCTAAGTTTATCTAAACCACTCCAGCTTATTCTTCCATTAGGTTCAGATATACTTAGCCATTCTTGAATCTTCTCAGGGTCCCCTTTTAACCATTTATGAGTCTTCATATTGGTCTTAGTTATGATATTATTTATTTTACCTATAATAGCTTCACCAGTCATTTGAACATTGCCATCTTTAGTAGGTATCACATAGGTTTTATATTTTATCATATCGAAATCTTTTCTAGTCTCATTCCAATTATTTTGATACTCCATCTCCTTAGCTGTAAGGTTATGACTATCAGCTTTATATTCTTTTCTTAACTTAGCCTTCATATAGCCTAATTCCCTATCAGCAACTGCTATTTTAAATAAGATGTCACCATCTTCAACAGCGTTAATATAAGGTCTAAGCTCTTCTCTAAACAATTCAGTCTCTTCTTCAAACTTCTGCATAGATAACTCTTGAGTTCTAGCAGATAACTGTTGTATTTCTCCTATAACTGATGTAGGTCTAATTGTCCTAGCGTTTTCAATAGTATTACCTATCTTATCTTTAAAGGGTCCTACATCCTCTAACCATTCCATCATAGCAGGGTTACGCATTAAGTCTCTATCAATAGCTTTAGGGAACATCCAGTAGTATGCTTTCTTTATCTCAGGATTCTTATCCTTACCAGTCAGCCATTCTACAGTATTACGCCACCAAGTACCATCTCTCATCTCTTTAAAGACGGCGTCAAGTTGTTGTAGGTCTACTTTAGTAGCTTGATTTATATCTTTCTTAAATAATCCTCTAAAGAAACCATTTAGATTAACAGTATCTAAGTTATGATAGTGAGATAAGTGCTCAGTTAAACTATCATACAGTCTAAGTAGCTCAGGGTCTTTAATTTCACCCTTATATAACCCAGTAAAGGGACCAACTTCATCTAGGTATTGTCGTTCTTTATCATTTATTAAATTGGCATCTACAAATTCTCCCTTAATTTTATTACCGTGTTCATCAAAGAAAGACTTTACAGGTTCTTTTTCTGTAGCCTCTCTCATTAACAACTCTTCTTGTTCTTTAGATAGATTTACTTTAGCCTTCTTCATTATGTGGTCATAATTAGTAAAGAAGATTTTTAAATTCTTATCAGATATTTCTTTAGAAGTTAGTCCAGCACGCACCAGCGAAGTGTTCTTCATTGATTTAAATAAGTAGTTATGCTCTCTAACAACTTCAGGTCTAACCTTTTTATAAGCTTCAATAGCTTTCATTCTTTCTCTGTCAGCTCTTTGATAAGTTCCCATAAATAACATATCAAATAAATCTCGTTCTCCTTCTGACAATTCTACTTTAAAATCTCTTATCGCTTTGTCCGTTTGAATTTGGTCACTGATTTGAGTACTTTTGTCGTCAAGTCCAAAACTTTTGCGTAGTTCTTCACTTTCTTTAAGACCTTCACGACCTTCATAATGTTCAGTAAGGGCATCATCTAGAGCTCTCCTTTGTTTTGCTAAGTGAACTCCTTGAGATTTGATTTCATCAGACTTCTTATGAATGTAATCAATCCTCTCATCACCTATTTTATTTTTCTTTATTACATCAGTTATTGATTTTAAGGATGCCATATCACTTAAATCATTTACTAAAAAATCTTCACCTTTAAGGAGTAGGTGTTCTAGATATGCTCTTCTTGTATAATAGTCTGATGCGTTTAATGGTTTAAATTCCCAAGGTATTTGACCCATAGCCTTACCTTTAGAGCCATCCTTACGAGTAAACTCAGAGGTAATAAACTTAATAAAACCCTCTTCATCCATAGCAAGCTTCTTTAATTGTGCTTCATCATATAGTTTCTTATCAAGTATACCTTGGATGAACCTACCTTTTTGAGTAGCCATAGATTCTCTACCCATAATATTCTTTAACCAATCTGCACCCTTAACAACTTCATTATGGTCAAAGTAAATTTTATTTAATACACCTTCATTAATGTGTCTAAAGATATTATCAGACCAATTAATTTCTTTCATAGATTCTGCTAATTGCGGGAGGAACGTATTTCTGGTTCTCTCTGGTAACCAATTAAGTTTATGGATACCCGCTTGGATTTCTGCATAGCTCCACCGTCTATTATCTCTATGATTTTTACCATACAATAAAGAGTTAGCCTCTAAGAACTGCCCGTGTAAACCTTTCTTTTTTAAATAACCTATCTTACTATCTTCTTCATTTATATACCTAGACAATCTCTCATTACGCTCTGTTGCTACACCTTTTTCATTGGTCTCATATACACTTGTTTTAAAAAGAGTATCAAAAATCTTAGTTTCAAATAGGTCACCTTTTAAACCAACTTCATCCATAGGGTCAGAGCCTAGTGCAATAGCGGCTCTAGATAGCTCTCTAAATCTTTGTAGGTCTACATCACCTTTTCTTATCTCAAATTCAAGCCTTCTTAAAACACCATCCTTATTGTCATAGTAAGGGACACTGTATTTATCCTTACTTAAGATAACTTGTTCAACCCAAATCTCCCCATCCTTCTGTAAATCAACATTACCAGAGCCTTTGATAACAATATCTTGAGTTTCATATCCTTGCTTACCATCAATATCAAAAGACCTTATTGCGTCATAAGCACCAAGCACAGCCATTCTTCTTGTAACTGCAACTCCCAACATATCACGACCACCATAAGCACCTCTACTCATAAATTCTCTCCAGTAAGGAGAGTATTGTGCCGTAGGGTGATAGGATTTCTCTAATGTATCTTCATCTCTAATAGCTAAATCATCTCTATAAGACTGCTTTGTCTTAGGGTCTATAGCTTCTTTATTATGTTTTTCAGCTTTAGTTACAGGGTCTACATACTCATCTTTAGCACCGTGATACATTTCACGCCACTTCTGTTTAAATCCGTGACTTTCTCCACCAAAAAATATAGTTGCTTTATCACCATCTAAATCTGCACCACCTAGGGCTTTCATAGTTCTTGGGTGTAATAAGGCTCCTAACCCATCTACTCCAGTAAACCCTTGAAATTTGAGACTATGAGCTCCAGATATCGAGTCCATAGGAACACGCATTACTAATCCGTGAAGTATCTGGTCTATCTTATCTTTAAGTACCCCTGTATACTCTTCCCTAGTCTCCCATAATTCACCTAACTTTATACGTCCACCTCTAAACATATCATCTTTAATAACAAGCTCTCTGAATCCTTCATCTAAAAAGAACATATCTTGTCCTTCTTTAGTATTTAGCTTTGCCATTTCTGGATGATTATGGAACCCTACTTCATAAGGTCTCATTCTAGCTGACGCACTATTATCAATTCTGGGTCTAGTTAATTTCTGTACCACATAATTACGCATAGCCTGCATACGATAATCTCTAGAGAACTTATGCATATAAGCACCTACGGAGCCATCTGGAAAGACTTTACTTAATCTTTCTATAACGCTTTCGTAATCAGCTACCTTTTCTTTATACATCTCCAATTCATCTCTAGATACTTCACCTTCTTCTGCTAAGGCTTCTACGTATTCGTGATTAACTTTTAAAATCTTTTCATAAAGTTTCTGTGATAGTTTAGGATGTTCAGGGTCCCTTATTAATTCAAAGAGTTTATTTATCGGTATTTCTTCGAGATTTTCTACCACATCTTCAATACTTTTAGTATCCCGCTTCCTCATATACTCTTCTAACTTCTCACGACCTTCAGGAGTCCCTTTAATAGCCTTCTCAGAGAGAGTTTGATACATATCCTTCATAGCCTCTGCTTCAATACCTTTAAAGCCATATGAGGACAATACGGAGTACATCTGTTTTGGGAGTTGAGATGGTTTTAACATCTTCTTTGTAGTGATTTCAGACATAACGGTTCTAAAATGAGCCGCAGGTAGTCTAAAAGGTGTACCATCAAAACTGATAGATACTTCTCCTGTGTCATAATCTATATGAGATTGCAAGTCTCCAGCAGAATCTTTACGTTTACCCGATTGCTTAACAGCAGACTCTGGCATTAGCATATGAATCTTGTTCTCTCTCATATAAGCTTCTAATTCTGGGGATGCTTTATGTATAGCATACTTACCTAGTAAAGCACCATTAACCGCATCTGGAGATACAATAAATGATTTATTCATTCCACCATCAGTAGGCAGACCTTTGTCTAAATTTAAAGCATCAACAACTTCACTTCTAGCTACTATAGCACCATCAGTTATTTCAGTATACTTTAGTGCCTCAGATTCAGTTGTTAATTTCTTTTGGTCAAAGTATTTTATACTTTGTCTACCATCGGCATCATAGAATATCCCTACCCGGAAATCTGAACCCATAAAATCATTATCATTTCCAAGAACTTTCCTCATATGCTTGAAAATTTCAGTTGGATTAGCTGATAAACCTGAATTAAACCAGATTTGTGCCCTCTTATTAAAAGCTTTAGGGTCATTAATAAACCCCGGTCCTAATACATCTTTTAAACCCGCATCTAAATCTTTAATCTTTGTACTGTAACCATTATTAGTTAAATCATATAAGGCATTGGATACAAACATCCTATCATACATCTCATTAGCATTCTCAATACCCGGATACATTTTCTTCCATTCATCTCTACCCTCTCTATATGCTCTTCTAACATTTTCAGTACCATTATCTCTAAGAACTTTTCTTATCTTTCTAAGAACCTTTTTAACAATACCTCTTTTAAATTCCTGTGGCAAAGGCTTGTTAGTAACGGGGTCATACTTAGGTGGCTTCTTTAAACCCGGATGTATCTTAACAAAGAACATCTTCTTAGCATCACCCTTACCTCCAAAGTAATAGTAACCATCTTCCCACATCTTTTCGTGAAGTTTCTTCATCACATTTTCCATATGATTCTTAGCATAACCTTCAACGTGGTCTCTTAATGTATCATAGTCATATAGGTCTCTTTCTTTAGAGTTTTGTATACGAACCATTTCCTGCCTAGCAATATTTTGCTCAGCTCTTTTTAAGTCGTGTTCCTTACCTCTAAAGATAACGTGGTCTAATACCCTAAAGAAATGGTCTTGAGGGTCAGGGTCTTGACCGTTTAATCTCTTATATTCAGCATCGTGCAGACTTTGGATAATAAGCGGTTCTTGAGAGAGGTCTTTTTTGTTTCCTGCTGAGTTGGTTTTAGAATTAAGTATTCCAACTTCTTCATCTTTGATTTCAACTTGTTCCACCCATTGTTTTTTTCTATTAGTTTCAGCCCAACGTCTCCACCATCCTTGTTCATTGTCCGTGAGCTTCCTTCCATAATTTTCTTCAATAAAGCTAATGATTTTTTGCTCTGCTCCCGGGATTGGTTTTGAGTCTTCATTTTGTAGTCCTTTCCATTTTTTAAATATAGCGTCAGCTATATCTATTCTTTCTACAGTTGATAACTCGGGGAACACTTGTTCTACATAGCCATTTTTTCCTACTAGCCTACCGGGAATATCTGCGATAGCTTGAATGTGCATATCTAAATCTTCTGGGTTATCAGCTCTACCTTCTTTTATAAAGTCTTCTTTATATTCGTCTAATTCCTTTTTACTTAATGCTTTGGCGTTAATCTCTCCTGTAACTGGGTCAACCTCATATGATTCACCATACTCTCTAGCTATCTTTTCAATAGCATCTAAGTCCATCTTTCTATCTGGATGACTTAATAAATCAAATAAGAGGTGTGATGTTTCGCTAGGTCCTTCAGCAGAGTATTGAAATGTTTCTTGGAAATCCATCTTCACGATTTCTTTCATTTCAGAAGTAAGAGAATCCCATTTTGGATTCATCTCTGGGTCTGGACCATATTTTTCTTTAAAACTTTCTGCTAGAAATTCTCTGGCGGTTCTAGTTTGATAAGGTACTTCTTTAAATCCAAAGAAAGAACCCATTGCATATGCGTAGACTTGCTCTTCAGTAGTAGCTCCTTGTAAGGTAGAAGGTAACCCTTGAAAAGCGGCACCTGCCATAGTCCTTAAAGCCAAGTCAGCCTTTTGTCCATCACTTATTTTTGAAAAATCAGGACTACCATTAGGCTTCATCTGATTCATATTAATTCTTTGACCAAAGCCTTTCATATTACCAATGCCTCTAAAAGCACTACCTGCAACAGCTCCAAATCCTGCTGAATGAAATATCTCATCTATGCCGTGAGTCCAACTTGACACAGCACTAGCAGTACCTAAATGGAAAGCACCCTGTGCCATATCTCCAACAATACCTGAAGTTGCCCATTCTGGTAAGTCTTTTAATATAGGTCTAATAGCTTTTCCAACTACACCTTGTGCTTTACTAGCAACTGCCATTGGAACAGATACACCACGAAGTCCATCTGTTAATTTTGTATATGACTTTAGTACACCTAAAGATTTTAATGCTCTTCCACCGGGTAAGTATCCTACAAAACCTGCTAAGTGTCCTAGGTTATTAGCTATTGCTTGCCAAGTATCTTTTGGTTCTGCTTTTCCAGCTAGTGGAAGTGTAGAGAATCCTTCTGCCCAGCCTTGCCCAGCATTTTTAAGGATACTCATCACATAGTTATCCTGATGCTCTTTAGTACGAGTAAAAGGTATTCTATAGTAGTGTGCGTGTTCCTCTAGAGATTCAAGGTCATCATCTCTGCCATCAAATAGCTGAGGTTGCTTATTGTATTGGTCTATGACCCCTCTAATCTGGTCTTCTTCCATCTTAGGGGACCATTGTTGTGGTTCAGCCAAAAGACCTCCTTAATTATTCTTCTTCAGTCAATAAATCGTATATGTTCTTTAACTCCCAACCGAGTAAGCCGAATCCAACAACAGCCCCAACTCCTGAGCCAGACAGCAATGTAGAACCTGCAATTCTTGCGGCTAATTTCCAAGACCCCTTCTCCAAAATCTTTTTCATCACATAAGCACTACCCTTCTTCTGAAGCACATCTTTAATCTTTCTATAGTAGATTGGGTAAGCTTGAGATGGTATTGCGGCGGTTAAGCCTGCGGCTGAAGCATCATTTTCATCCATTCCTGCCATTTCTGCAAGTTGACTAACCCCTAAATAAGCAGTACCAGCGACAGCCATTCCTAATATTATACCGGGATTCTTTATAGGACCAAAGCCCTTCATAACCTTCTGTCCTTTATCAAGAGCAGTAGTCAATCCTTCAAACTTCTTTCCACCTGCTTGTAATTTACGCAATAGATTATTAGGAGTAATTGTTTCTCCGTTTCTAACCATATCATCTAAGACACCTTTTAATTGGTCTCCTTGTGCTTGGGTAAGCATTTTATCTTTAACATACTTATTAATATCTCTCTGAGCCATTCTAATGTTATTTTTAGTAGACTGTACCACATCATCAAACATATTCATTTGCTGACCGCGCTTAGGCATATTCTTCATATAAACATCAGGTACAACTCTTTCTCCCGCTTTAAGTGCATCTGCTTGTGCTTTAGTAATCATCTTACGTTTAAGCATATCATCTACTCTTTTAGCTGGAATTTTACTTCCATCAAGCATAGATTGCTTTAGGAAGTTGTCATCCAGTAACGCACCTGATTTAATGATACCAGACTTACTTAACCACGATGGGAATTTCCCCTTTCTTAAAGCCATAAAGCCAGCAAATGCTAATGCACTGGCACCAGTTATGTAACCCCATTTATCATCTTCAAATTGTTGTTTTATTGTCTCCCACTTCATATCTTTACTCGGGTCAACAACAGAGTTGATTATATTCATAAGTTCTGGACTAGAGTTATTTATTAAATTCATTCTTGTATCATCGGAAAGTCCATTATACCAATCACTTACAGCATTTTCATAAGATTCTTGAGTTAAATATTTCCTAGGGTCTCTAGTAAGTGAATTAACCAAAGCTTTCTGTTCAGCCTGCTTTGACATTTCATACCATTGATTAAATTGTTGTAGTCCACCGCCTACTTGTTCTTTCCATATCTTTAACATCTTACTTCTAGAACCGGGATTAAATTTCTGTCTATCAAAAGCAGTTGTAAAATCTCCATATCCTTTAGAACTTGGGTAATGAGAGAAGACAAAGTTCTCTGCTCTTTTATTTATATAGTATTCATTTTCTTTTCTTTCTGCCGCCTTTATTTGGTAAGACTGCATCTTCTTCATAAACTTAACTTCAGCCGCTTTTCTATACTTATCAGCAGGACTTTCTTCTCTAGCCATCCCAGTTAATGGATTGTGGGATACTCCCGTTAGATTCATCGGTTTAACTTCCATTACATATTCCTCCAAGATTGCTGTATAAATCCTTCTAAGGTAATCGGTCCACCATCTTGTTTAAATTGAATTAATTCTTCAGAAGATGCCGCTACCCCTTTCTTTTTACCAGTAAGCAAATCAATTTCATCTACATCAGTCTTTGTCTTAGGGTCGGGTCTCTGATATTTATCCCAATCTCCACCTTCATAGCCATGAAATTGAGAAGCGTCTTTAAAGAGTTCTCCTAGCATTCCAACACCTTTACCAACTCTTTGCATATTAGAACCTCGAGCTTCACCTGATTGGACTTTACTAAAATCTTGCTCATAACCTTCTTCGTCACTTATCCAGTCTCTACCAACCCTAACTGCTTTCTTGCCTTTATCCCAAGCATAAGTACCTGCCGCTCCCACACCTGCAACTCCTGCTCCTAATACGGTTTCAAAGTCATCCTTTAATCTTTGTTTTCCTTGACCTTTAGCCATTTCCCAATCACCTTGACCTTCACCAAATTCATCTCTCATCTTCATAGCCAGCTCTTTATTAGATGCTTTATAGCCATCTGCGTTCAGGTCTGCTTCGATATTCATAGCTTTACTTGCTTTCCAAGCATCTCCACCGAATCTTCCATGAGCTTTCTTTAAGAAGTTTCCAGCACCTTGATATGCTTTTTGTCCAAAATCTTTTACTGCATCTACAGTTTGTTCTCCTATACCCTCAGCTTGACTTGCTAGTTCTTGTATAGTAGACTTTGACTTAGGAGCACCGGCTGAGTCAGACACACTTTCTGCTGATGTACTTGCATCTGCTGTATGTGTTGGCTTAGCATTTTTAAGGTCTAAACTATCTGCTTTCTGTTTTATTTCAGATGATGATTCTCCAGAAGCACTTCCCAGAGGAAGGTCACCCCAATTATCTGCTTTGTGAACACCTTGACTAGTGTGACGGAGTATGTTAGAAGGAGTATTCTCGGCAACGTTTTTGGCAACGTTTTTGGCATGAACTTGGGTAGGAGCAGTAGTAAGCTTTCCTTTTTTCCATAATTCTACTAGATTAGAAGCACCGTCAGTATTCTCGGCAACGACTGGGGCAACGACTTGGGTAGGAGCATTTTTAAGCTTTCCTTCTGTCACAGATTCTGCAGTTGTGGTCTCGAAATTATCATCGCTTGAATTATTAAAAGGCAGTTTTGGCTCAAATTCAGGGTATTCATAATTAAGACTTGGTTCTTTTTGGTCAACGTCTTGGGGTTGATAAGGAAATAATTCCTCATATCTCTCTATTCTAGCTTCAGGAGATTGCCCTCTCATACTTGGGTCTTCTGCGTATAACTGTTCATTAGCTTGTGCGGTTAATCCAGCCCCTTGATATACACCCGGTCTTTTAGGTTTTTGGGCAACGACTGGGGCAGGTTCTTGGGCAACGACTGGGGCAGGTTCTTGGGTAACGACTGGGGCAGGTTCTTGGGTAGTTTCTAATTGAGCTGAACTATTCCATTCTAATCTAGGGTCTACTGGAGCTTCATCACCATATCTACTTTTATAAGATGCAGGGTTCCTCTTCATCATCTTCATTTTTCTTTCATATTCTCCCACAGCCCTACGTCTTTTACCAGCTTCCTGCGACCAGTAAGCGGGTTCTTCTACTACATCTCCCTTATTATAATGTCTTGGTATAAAACCACCATCTTGTAGGTAGGATTCCCAAGACTTTCTATCTGCACCCATTTGCTGTCTCTTCCTCTTTGATTTAGAATAAGTGGATGCCTTGTCCGCTTTAGCTTGTCGGCTTGCCGCCTTTGCTTGTTTTATTATATTCTCTCTTGCAATCCTTTTATTATAAACTTCTTCTGTTTCAAATGCTTTTCCAGTTGAAGGGTCTATTGGAGCTTTGGGACCTCCTTCAGGTATAGCACTAAGCCACTCTTCTACATTTTTTGAGTTATGTTTTGAATGCTCATCAAACGCTTGTAGTTTATCAGCACGAGTTAAGTTTAAATCACTTTCATAAAGTCTTTTCTCTGTATCCTGTTTCAACTTCAAAGCTTCTTCTTGAGCTCTATTTGAATCCTTCTTGTTTTGAGCTTCTAATGCCAACCAAGGATTATCTTTAAATGTTTTCTGTAAAGCAGGATTACTCTCATCTAAGTATCTATCGGTTGAACTAGTTGAGTTTTGAATTTTCATCAGTAATTGCTTTGATGTATCAAATTTCTGCAGAAATCTCTGAAGGGAATTTGGATTCTTCTTCTGTATGTAGTCCCTTGGGTCTAACCCTTTTACTTTTCCATAGTCATCATCCATAGGAGTTCGCCCGCTACTATCAACCATATCTTGCCTAACAAAGAAGTCGTCCATTGTTTTCTTTGCACCAAGCATTGAGTTGAAATCATCAGTATTAAACTGGTCACCAGTAGGTATTTCTGCCTTCTGTAAGTCTATATGCAAAGGTTTCTGACCTCTTCTTAACTTCATCGGCTTTGGACCTTTGTGGAAATCATATATCATCCGAGAGTGTTCTAATTGATTATCGTATAGATACTTCTGTCTATGATAATTAGCATCTGTACCCCCTTCATACTCTACATATTTTTCTTTATCTACCCAAGGTAAAAATCCGAACTTATTCTTTTCAGTTATAGGGAATTTTTTATTGGCTTCATCTGTCCAATCTGTCATTCTTTTAACGTGCTTATCTCCAAAGGAGCTAAAATTATACCTGTCTTTTTTATTATCAGTATCAGGATACATTTCAAGACTATACCCTTCTTCCTCATTGTGAATAATTTTAGGTGGGACATACTTACCTCTTTGAGCCGCAAATCTAGGGGCTACTTCATCATTTAATTTTTTTAATTGGTCAACGCCTACAGCATCAACTGCATTTCTATTTAGTACAAATTCACCCGGCTCTAGTTTAGCGTCTACAATGTCACCGGGGTAAGGACTGTATTTATTAGCCAACGTATTGTCCTCCTATACGGGTCCGTACTTGCATCGGTATGCCATCGGGTCCCATAACTTGAGATAGCATTCCTCCAGAATTACCATAAGGACTTTCAACAGGACCACCATCTTGCATATATGAATCTACTTGGTCAACGTAATCACCCTCTTGAGCAAATAACTGCCCTATTCCCTTACCTATCTTTCCACCTATTCCCGGAGCAACTACATTCCCTAATACACTTCCTAACATTTGAGCTCCCATACCAGTCGCTTGACTTTGTAGTCTAGAATTAGCCAATCTTTGATTTGATATAGCGTTCATTTTAGTTTGGTTCATTTGAGCCATATTATTAGCTGATTGACTTACCAATCCAGCACCTTGACCCATAGCTCCTGCTAAATACTGATTAAAAGCACCAACAGCTCCTGCTTGAGCCTTATTACCAGACTCCATTGTTTGAGCAGTAAGTGATGCTGTATTTCCACCGCCTCCCATAGCGGCTAATCTTTGTGCTTGTCTAGCACCTTCAGCAGATGCGTCAGCCGCACTTGCTTCCATTTGTGATTTGCGATTAAGGTTTAGCCGAGAATTAGCGTCCATCATCTGTTCGCCAGTTTGCTGGAGATTACTGTAAGCACCCATAGCACCGGTTCCTTTGCCCGTTTCAGGGTTAAAAGTACCAAATGCCGTATCGTACTCGCTTTCAACGGTCCCTATATCGACTTCTTGGTTAGCACCAGTTATCTCGTCCCATTTTCTACTTAACCAATTACTCATAATTTCACCTTTTCCTTCTGTTAAATATACTCTTTAATGGTTCATTTTATCAACTATTACTTATCCTTCAATGCAAATGAACCTGCACTACTTCTAAGCCAACCTTCTTCTGATTTAATTTCAATAAACCATTCGTTTTTTGCCTTAACAGTTCTAATAGAGCCTTCAAGACCTCTGTCTGAAGATGTGGAGCCTCTATTTTCATCAACTTTTTCAGACAACTTCTCAATAACATCTTGAAGCTCTGAAACATTTGTACTATCATCATCACTAAATAAATTAAAGCGTCTTCCTACTGCCCTAGCCGCTTTCTTGTTAAAATTCTTTTTTATCGTCTTAGCCATTACTTAGGTTTCTTTGGTTTATAAACAACACCTAAAGAGTATCCTCTTACGTTACTTCCATCTGTATTATTATCTCCAGATGCTTTTAATCTCAACCATCTTAATTTAGAATGAGCTGAACTTATTTTTTTAGCATTACCTAACCAACCTGTTCCATAGTTATTACTAACATCGGTACCAGCTTGATAAGAACCTTCATCATTGGTTTGATAGGTTATATCTGTACTAGCTCTAGATGTTGCATCTATCTTAATAACTCTTACTTTTTTATAATTAGTATCTGTTCCGAATGTTAATTTCTTAGAGTTCCATTCCCAGTCTCTATGATTCGGTCCAGATGTATACTTACAAAGTCTTCCTTCATCCATTAATAAAATAGGATAACCATCGGAAGAAATTGTAGTATCATAAACTCGATGTGATGTTTCCCAAAGGTCCCATCTCCTAGCGGCTGAATAATAAGACCACACCTTATTAGTAGAATTGTGTTGAAAGAAGACTAAGAAAGCTTGCCTATTCATATCATATCCAGCAACTGCATTCTTTTTATTCTCTAGAGATACAGCATTCCAGCCATAGTCTTCTTGAGCTAGTATGTTATAACCTATTTTTTCTATAGCAGGTTTTGAAAGATATATATTTGATGCGTCAAACCAGTATAAACCAGTAGAGGTCTTCTTTAAGGCTTTTCTATTTAAACACCCTATGCCCGCTATCTCTTCTTCAATAATAAGGGATTCTGGATTGATAATAGCCATTTGACTTTCACCAAACACATATAACTTACCCATATATCCTTCAATAGCAGTAGGAACAAAGTCTACTTGTAGAAAATCTTTTGACCAATCAAAGATAGAATACTTACCGGGTTGAGACCTAAAAATAACATTTTCTGCGTCTTCAAATTGAGTGTGACTAGCATTTGCTACAAACATATAGCCATTTAAAGTGGCATTTAAACTATACTTAATATCTAAAGAGTGCATAGTTTCTGCTATCCCATTTATAGCACCATATGTACCTTCAACATCTCCATTGTCTACAACAGTATATGACCAGTAATCATTTGAACTACTAAACTTATATAATGGAATCTCCTCTACAAACCTATATAAATTCTCTGGGTCACTTGCAGTAGCTTCACTATCATCTGCTCTATACAGAGCTATAGCAGTCACTCTTGGTGTTATGGGTGTATTTGCACCCTGACCAATCTTAACTTCAAAAGTTACAGCCTTATCAAATTCACTATCATCTGATTTTTTAAATGTTGGTGTAAAGTCTAATAATGTACTTTCTTGATAGCCGTCATATACAATAGAGAATTTATAAAAAACTTTTTCAACAGTAGCACCTGTCCAAGTTGTTACTCCGTGTTCTGCGAGTGCGCTAGTCTCTAACCAAGCGGTACCACCTGAAAGTATATTTGCTATATCTCTAGTTGTATCATCTGCATCACAAGGTACTTTATATAAAGCCTCTGTAGAATTTCCGTGATAGGTTGTATTACCACCACCTACTGGAACCATAGCTGACCATACTTCGTCTTCGTTTGTACTTGGTAGATTATTTGCATTAGCACACCAATATACCCTATCGCCTATATTAAAATAACCATCGCCACTATCACCGCTTAATGGTAAGTTAACTTCTTTCATAACTGGTTTAGTTCTAGTATAGGCACTTGTATTAAAAGCAGTATATGGCTGTTCATTGCTATTAGGAAAAACCCATAAGCTATTACTAGACCAAGTATAATTACCACCTTGATAAGGAACTACAAAGATTCTTACAGAATCTTCATCTTCCATTCTACTTGCTATTATACCACTTCTATAACCATTATTATCTTTATCTCCATAGAAATGTAATTTCTTACCTTGGTTAATATTGCTACCTGCACAATGATAAGGATGCGTGGCTGGTGCAAACGCTTTTATAACTCTTGCCTGCTTATCAGTTCCAGTCCAAAAACTATCTTCGCAAATTCTGCGGACACCTGTTAAACCAAACCTATCGGACATCGCAATCCAAGCCGCTTCTCTTTGGTCTTCTGAATTTCCATAATCCATAGAATGAGCAAGTATTGGATTTTTTTGTGCACCATTATTACCATAGCCAATAATTGATGTAACCCATCTTAAGACAAAAGCATTACCATTATCTATATCAGAAGAACCACCCCCATCATACCATAAACCAGCAATTCCTTTTACATAATTATTGCTATAATATTCTGGTGGTCTTAATTCACAAGTAAATGCTATTTGTGGATTAGCTCCATCTCCATCATAACCAGCGAAAGCAAGATTATAATTCTGAACTAATGCTATACTTCTATGTTCTACAAGTCCATCTAAACCAGACCCCGTAAAATATTCTTGGCTATCATTTTCACCATCATCCTCGTATGAAAAATGAGCAAATCCAGCTCCAGTACTATCATCTACAGAATAATCACCATATATTGGTGTAATATTGACATAGTTTGACTCAGTTAAGCTTGTAGCCTTTGCCCCATTATCATATTTAAACACACAACCACCATTTGTCTCGCTTGTACCACTCCACCGCATTTCACCAAGGGTGCCCTTTGCTGAAAAAACTAGATGGTGGTCTCTTGTACCAGTCCAATAATCATAATTACTGCATACTATTAAGAAATCAGAAAATTCAGTAATGTATTCATTATCTGTAATAGGTCTTGGAACAGAAAATGTTTTATCTCTATTTGTAGATTGACCTATATTACTTCCAGTATTAGGAATGCTCCAAAATTCAAGTTCATTAGCCGCATCTTCTTCTTGTGCTTGAGTCAGAACTGCTACGCCATTACATTCATAACTACTTAAATCTGTGCCAGTAAACTGTGCTGTATTAATTCTTATGCAAAGTGCATTACCACCTAAGGTAAAAACATATATCTTACTATCTGTTAGGTTTTGAACATACAACTTATTAGAACCGTGATTTATTCCAACAACTAATTTAGCCGCACTAAATGAAGCCGCTCCACCTTCTAAAAGAACGTGGTCATCAAATGTCATTTTATCAACAGAGCTCATTGTAACTTCTGTATATGCTTTTTCATTTATAAAGGCATAATCACCTAACTCACCAGCCCAATTTCCGTTTTTTGTATAACCTATCCACTTAGGGTCATTATCTGTTCCACATGCAACATATAATTCTTTATTCTTTCTAGCTATATCATATCCACCAACATTAGGAGACAATAACCCCATAGTTTCACTTATAGCAGGAGTGTTACTTTCATAATCCTCTACAACTGTTACTGCTCCACTATTGCTATTTAAAGCAACTAAATCTTTTTTTGTACCTCTTTCTATTACATCTATATGGTCATATCCTGTATCAGTACCACTAGTTAATTTTAAATCGGGATAACAAGTGAACACCCATTTATCACCATTATGATAAGTTGACTTACTAGTTCTTGTAAATTTTATATTCATACCATCAGATAATGATATAGATGTATTTAAATTATAACTGCTAACTGTTGTCCATTCAGTATAAGCTCCATCAGCGGTTAATGGTTTTTTTCTCCACTTCCAAGAAGTTCCAGCATCACTTAACATATTAATTTGAAATATTATCCTAGATGTACCTGTAAAGGCTCCAGATAATTGTACATATTTTTTATTAGAAACAGCCATAACTATTCAGAAGGTGGTTCAAATTCTGGACCCTGTGTTTGTTGAGTAAGCCCACCTTGAGTGTAGCTAGTTAATTTAACAGATACTTCGAAACCAGTATCCTTTAAAATCTTATCGCTTGGAATACCTTGTAAGTTACCTTCTGCTTGAGGGTCTATATTTAATGAATAAGATGCGGCTTCTTGAGGTATATCTCTTTCATCTTCAGGTTTAGCTATAATTCCAGCGTTAAAGTTTCTTATTTCGAAGTTAGACTTGGGCATTTAATTCCTTCCCCCATAATGAAGTGCGTCCATTAATAATATTGACAACGTGCACGGTAAAATCTCCATCGGCAAAGAAGTCAACCACACCAAAAGCGTGTGCCCAGTTAGTCTTACGATTATTAAGCCATCCATTAGCTTCATCTGTCATATCCTTTAGACATCCCATACTCCAAGCACTTTTTGGTCCATCTATGTGCGTCACTGATTGCATTTGCAAATCGTGATGGTGTCCATAGATTATATTGCATCCTAGCCTTAATAAGTGATTCCTTGCGTGTGCAATTCCTCCAAAATGATTTCCGTGATAAAACCATAGGTGACCTAACTTAAGGTACTTCCCGTTTGGTAAGTATTCGAAACCACGTTGTTTAAGTAAGAGAGCGTCCTTGACTGTAAGACCCTGTAAATAGGGATTTTCTTCAGAGAAACTGTTAAGCCATTGCTCGTGATTTCCTTCACAGAAGTATTTTTCTTTAACATTGACCTTATCAAGAGCTTCGTCCAGAATATCCATACCCGCATTAACGTGTCCGATGTCCTCATATACGCTCGGCAGTTGATACTCCAACGGAGGACGCTTCCTCTTTTTCCACTGCCAATGGGAAACCGAACTAAATTCTCCGCTATCACCGAGGTCAACGTAAAAGTCTGGCTTAATAATGCGAATCGCTTGGCAGACCACATCGATAGCCTTTGCATCGTGCAATGGAAAATGTTTGTCTGGTGTAATGATTCCACGTTTAACTACTCCCTTATCTAATTTGGTGGCTCTTGGCATATATACTTCATCCTCTCTAAATCTATATACAGCCCATCAGTCTTTGCTAAATATTTAGCAGTTGTTTCTTTAGTAAATCGCAATAGTTTCTCTCCACATTCGTCACATTCCCAGAATAAAGCACCGTCATAAGCCGCTATAACTTCGACTCCAGAAATACAATCCTCCTTAGAGCAATAAGGACATACATCAGGTGGTTCTTTTTTCCACCTTTTTGTCCCTCTAATCTCTAAGCCGTCAAATATTTCTAGACCTGCGTTGCTCTTCGATACCATCCGTACCAATACCTCTCCAAACTTGTTCTGCGATTAACTAAATCTGCGTAATACTTTACTCTGTAACTACGCAATCTTGCTGGTTCTAACCCAGACTTCAGGCTGTTATTAATTGTTTGAGGTCCTATACCACCATCAATATCCGTCTTAACTCCTTTAGCATTAACTGCTGTTTGGAGTATCTTTACTGCTCTACTCTTACCCATATTTACTACCATATCGAAGTAAATAAGTCGTAATTCATCAGGCACCTGTGGTGCTTTGCTCTTAAGCCAGTAATCTTTATAGTATATTTCCTCAGCTTTTTCTTTTGTTAATCCCTTAATATCTAAGTCAGGGTATGCTCGTTTAGAAATGCCCATATTTGTCTCCCCACCCGGGTCAACAGGGTCATTTACATAACCTCCTTCGTGTTTAAGGATAACCTTTATTGATTCTTGAAAGTTCAACTACTTCCCTTTAAACATACCTTCAAGTAAATCAGTTACTATATCAACACACTTTTCAAAAAAGATTTGTTCTTTCTCTTCTGATACGAAAGGTATGTCAATCTTTTCGTTTATTTTAGTGGCTATCATATCAGCCATATCATCACTTGCAAGATGCCCAATCACTTCCTCTTTCATCTTGTCAGCTTGGGCTTCTGCCATATCCACTAACATCTCCTTAAAGTCCATTTAAGACTCCTTCATTTTCTCTGTTTTTATTAATAAGTAGTAGATGTTGATTGCAAACATAATGCACATTAACACCCCTGAGATTAAATCTGTGTAATATACTAAACCTAAACTTGTACTGATTCCGCTAACTTTAAGACTATCCATCATTATCACCTAACTCTCCATTTTCTCTTTATTTAGTGCTTTCCATTAATTCGGCTTAAATTGCCTTTTACTTCCATTAGAATATCGCTCAAATCATTCAATTCTTCAACCATCTTTTCGTGACGCCTATCTCTAGTTTCGTCAGACTTATTCCATCTGTCAATTAATTTTATTATCATACCTTCCATATTCTCTAGCGTTTCTGATTGACCCTTGTTCTCAACCTGTAATTTTTGTATAGCATCCGCCTGCTCATTTCCTCGTTTGTTCATCGAATATACCATAAACATAAACATAGCTCCGACTACACCTATCATTCCCGCTTCCGAATAAAGAGCTAAAAACCCTTCCATTTTCAATTCTCGTCTCCACTTGGTTCTTCAGCTTCATGGTCAAGCCATGCTTGCTTAACTTCATCTGTCCATAATACACCAGCTAGTGCTTGTATTTCTGTACTTTCGCCTGATAAGCCCATATCAGAAGTCAGGGTTCGTCTGTGGAATGAGCGTGATAACTCAGTATACCCCTTGCTTGCTGTGCCTTCAGATACGATGGTAGCTTCTCGAATTTGTATGTGTTTGAATGGTGTAACTATCTCATATTTATCGTTAGTTACTTCTTTTTTAAATGCCATAATGCCCTTCCTTATTCGGATGTTTCGTAAGTGATTTGAAAGTAGATGTCATCACCGCTTGATAGGTCTGCGTTGCCCATTTTAGCCCACGCATAACCGGGTGCAGTCTCATAGAAATATAATTCTTCAGATGTATTCACGAATGGAGACACATTACTTGTTTTTGAATTAAAATTGACATAGTTAAGCATTGCTGTGCCGCCTGCGGCTGAATGACTCACACTAAAGGGTAAGCTTGTGATGGTGATGTTCCCTGAAGACGTACCGCTTGACACGTTAGATAAGTGTCCCCATAAAGTGACCACATTACCGATTTTAGTGTACCGATTATTTGTGGAAGTACCACTATGTGTCCATGATGAATTCATGGTAGGAGTCCAACTACCTTCTTCATAATCATCAAGTGTTGTTGCCGATGAATTAAGTTTGACTCCACTATCGAATTGTCCTACGCCATCCACATGAAGTTCTTGACTTGGACTCGATGTCCCGATGCCGACGTTGCCTGTTGAATCTTGAATCCTAAATTCAGAACCAGATGCTATATCAGCGTTTTGAGATATTGAAAAATCTTGCTGGGAAGTTATACCCGCATACCAATCATCACTTGTATTTTTATAGTGAATAGCAGTATTACCTCCAGTACTTCTTTCAACTCT